ACAAAGGCGATCCATTGGTGTTTGACCCTGCTGTAAGTACATCTACTTATCGCAGAATTACTGAGAAAACAGGTTATGTAGGGACTGTTCCTTCTGCGAACATTGCTATCTCTGCTTTTGGTCGTTTGTGGGTTGCAGATACTTCTACAGACAATGTAACTGTTTACTTCTCTGATCTGTTAGCCGGTCATATTTGGAGTACAGGAACAGCGGGAAGTTTGAACATTGACCGAGTTTGGTCAAATGGTGCTGATGAGATTACAGGTTTGGCTGCTCACAATGGCTTCTTAATCATCTTTGGTAAGCGTCAGATTCTTGTCTATGCCAACGCTACTACTCCTACTACGATGTCTCTACAGGACACTGTAGGCGGTATTGGATGTATTGCTAGGGATTCTATTCAGAGTACTGGTAAGGATGTTCTATTCTTGTCTAATTCGGGTGTTAGATCATTTGCCAGAACGATCATTGAGAAGTCTGCTCCTATTGGCGACTTGTCTAAGAACATTAGAAGTGACTTCATGGCAATTATTGCCAGTGAGACACCTGCCAATATCAAGACTGTTTACTCAGAGACAGAAGCCTTTTACTTGTTGACCTTGCCTAGTGTTAAAGAGGTTTACTGCTTTGATACAAGAGGTCAATTACAAGATGGTTCTTTCAGGATCACTAGTTGGAACTCTATTGAGCCTACTGCTTTGTTATCACGCAGAAATGGTGATTTGTTGATTGGCAAGAATGGATATGTTGGTAAGTACAGCACTTATCAAGACCATGCATCTTCTTATAGGATGCAGTACTACACAAATCATGCAGACCTTGGAAATGCGAATGTCACTTCCTTGTTGAAGCGTTTGAAAGTGGTTGTGATTGGTGGAACAAACCAGTATGTCACGATGAAGTGGGGTTTTGACTTTACAACAAATTACTTGTCTGCCAATGCTTATATTCCAGTACAAGGTATTTCTGAGTATGGGATTGCTGAATATGGGGCTAACGCTACAGTGGTTGCACAATATTCTGAGGGTGTTGCTTTACAGACCTTGGTAGTGCAAGCTAGTGGTAGCGGTAAAATTGTTCAAACTGGATACGAGTCAAACATCAATGGTTCGCCTTTGTCTATACAGCGAATTGAGATTCAATCAAAAGACGGGAAAATGTCATGATTGAAAATATGAAACTAGGAGATTAAATTGTCAAACTATACACAATCAACCAATTTCGCCACAAAGGATGCACTTTCTTCTGGCGATCCACTCAAGATTGTCAAAGGTACTGAGATCAATACTGAGTTTGTCAATATCTCTACTGCTATTGCGACCAAGGCTGATTTAGCATCTCCAACATTTACAGGTTCTCCAGTATTGCCTACTGGAACAACAGGAACAACTCAGAGTGCTGGTAACAACAGTACTGCACTTGCGACTACTGCATACACTGATGCGGCAATTACTGCTGTTAAACAAGCCTTGTATCCTGTTGGCTCAATCTATATCAATGCAGGTGTATCGACTAATCCTGCGACATTGTTAGGCTTTGGTACTTGGACAGCATTTGGTGCAGGTCGAGTAATGGTTGGTTTGAACGCCAGTGATGCTCTGTTTGATACATTGGAAGAAACAGGTGGTAGCAAAGATGCAGTCCTTGTCCAACACAATCACACTTACTCTGGTACTACAAGCAATCATGCCGGACACCAACACGCTGTTGACTATCCATTAGATTGCACAACCAACAAGCAACAATTTGGTGTAACAACAACTTCTGGTTTTAACACAGATACTTTCTGTGATACCGATGGTAGTAGTGCTGATGTTCCGCTTTCTCAGTCTGCTGGTAGTCACGATCACACTATCTCAGGATCAACTGACAACAGTGGAACAAGCGGTACTAACCTTAACCTTCAGCCATACATTACTGTTGCGATGTGGAAGCGTACAGCATGATTTCACACCACTTCAGTGATGGTTTGTATGCCAAGGAAACCGCATTTGCGGCAGGTACAGCCATTCTGAAGCATACGCATGACTTTAGCCATTTGTCTATATTGGCAAAGGGTAAGGTAGCGGTGATGAAGGGTGAGGAAGTAGAAGTTATTGATGCGCCAGCTTGCATTGAGATCAAGGCAGGTTTAACACATGGTGTTAAGGCGCTTACGGATTGTGTTTGGTTTTGTATTCACGCCACTGACGAGAAAGACCCGTCAAAAGTGGATGATATTTTGATTGGAGTTTAATATGCCATGGATAGCAGCAGGTGCTTCATTAGTTGGTGGTTTGTTGGGTGGTAGTTCTGCAAAGAAAGCCGCACAGATACAAGCTGATGCTCAACTTAAAGCGGCACAATTAGCCGCTGAGGAAGCTCGTTTTCGACCAGTAGGTGTTACGACACGATTTGGTCAGTCTAACTTTACAACTGATGCCAATGGTCGTGTTAGTGGTGCGGGTTATACATTAGACCCTCAACTAAAGGCTATGCAAGACAGGTTCTTGGGCATGGCTGGTACTGGTTTAGATCAAGCACAAGCGGCACAAGGACAGTTTGCTCCTTTACAGGGTGCGGCTCAAGGCTTGTTTGGTTTAGGTCAACAGTACATGGCTCAGTCTCCACAAGAGGCGGCACAGCAGTACATGGCTAGACAACAAGATTTGTTAGCTCCTAGTCGTGAGCGTCAATATGGACAACTACAGAACCAATTGTTCAACACTGGTCGTGGTGGTTTGTCTGTTGGTGCTACTGGTGCTAGACCAAGTGGTGCAGGTGGTTTAGGTGCTTCTAATCCTGAGACAGAAGCCTATTACAACGCCCTTGCTCAACAAGATGCTCAATTGGCTTCACAAGCAATGCAAGCTGGACAACAGCAAGTAGCCTTTGGAGCAGGTTTGTTTGGTACTGGTGGTAACTTGTTAACACAAGGTTATCAAGGTCAGGTAGCGGCTCTAAGCCCTTACCAAGCCTATCTGCAAGGTGCTACAGGACTTGAATCTCTTGGACAACAGTCTTTGGATATTGGAACAGGAATTGGCGCTAAAGTGGCTAATCCAACAGGAGCTAATGCTCTATATGGTGGCGGTATAAATGCGGCTAATGCAATGGCTCAAGCTAATGCCTACAACCCATTTGCTACGGCATTGATTGGTGCTTCACAGAATCCTGCACTTATGAAGTCAATAGGTAATGCGTTTAGTCCGTATGGAGGTACTCAACAAGGTGCGTATGGTCAGCAAGAACAGTATTTGGCTGGTGCTTTTGCTAATCCACAAACACAGCAAGCTCGTATGTTAGCCGCACAAGAATTTGGTAACTAAGGAATAAATCATGGCAGAAATAGTCCAATCTTTATTCGGTATAACACCTGAGATGTATCAGCAAAGCCAACAGGCTAGGGCTGATCAACAAGCATTGCAATATGCTCAACTAAGCCCTTTCCAACAAGCAAACTATGCCATTGGTCGTGGCGCTAACATGCTTGGTGGTGCTATTGGTCGTGGTTTAGGTGGTGAAGACCCTGAATTAGCCCGTATTACTATGCGTCAACAGATTGCAGGACAGATTAACTTTGCTGATCCAAACTCTATTTTCCAAGGCGTAGAACTTCTACGGAAAGCTAACGACACTCAGGGAGCAATGATGTTGGCTGATGCTGGTCGTAAGGCTGAGAGCGAGAAAGCATTGGCGGCACAGCGTACTGCACAAGCAGGTCGTGAAAGATTCCAAGCAGATCCTGAAAAAGTTCGTTTGGCAAGAGCAGTAGCGGCAACAAAAGGCATAGAAGGCTCTCCAGAGTACAAGACCGCCTATAACGAGTCTTTGGAAAAACAAATGACTCCTTCTGAAAAAGAGCCTCGTTTTGGTGATTTAAGGGAATCTGTGGCTGGAGAACTGTTTAACAACAAGTCATTTTTTCAACTAACCCCCTCTGAAAAAGCCGTTGTTAATAAAAAAGTTGATGAACAAACTCGTGCAACCGCTAGAGAAAGTGCACCTAAGTTTGCTTTGCCTGGTCAAGACAAGTTAGTTGAGATCCCAAAATTTAGGGCAGATGTTCAAAAGACTATTGAAAAACCACTGGCTTCTATATCTGCGGCAGACCAAGCCTTATTAGCTATTGACGATTCTATTAAAACAAATAACTTTGTCTCATTCAATGCGGCAAGGGTGCAACTGGCAAAGGCTCTTGGAGATAGTCAACTCAGTAGGAGAGATATTGAGCAAGCAGGTGGTGATCCATCTTTATTTGGTAGTCTATTAGATAGTACTTCAACATTGTTCACTTCAACGCCATCATTAGATACACAAAATCAAATTAAGAAAACACTTCAAGCTGTTAGAACACTTTCTGCTAAAAAAGCTAATACTGAAGTTGAGAGGCAAAGAAAGATTGCTATTGCGGCTGGATATCCTAGCAATGTAGTAGAAATGGCTTTAACATTTGATGACTTATTGCCACCAACCACCGCCTCTCCGATATCTGGTGATGTAGCGGCACAAGCACGAGCGATACTTGAACAACGCAAAAAGGGTTCAAAATGAGCAAATTAGACCTTAACGCTTTGTCTGATGCAGAGTTGGAGGCTTTAGCCTCTGGCAATATCGCTTCTCTTTCTGACGAAACCTTGAAGATGTTGGCAGGAGATAAGCCTGAAGCATCTTCTACAGGTGCTGTGATGGCTGAAGCTGCAAGAAAAGGTCTTGCAAGTTTTGCAGGTACTACATCTGGTCTATCAAATGTTGTGTTTTCTGCTTTGGAAAGAGCAGGAATTAACCCATTAACTTTGGGTATGAGAGCTTCTGGTGCAACTGTTGCTCCTGCTCCAACAACGGGCGGCATTGTAGAAACATTTAGAACAGCTCGTGAGCCTGTTTACCAAGGCTCTATGAGGGCGCTTGGGACTACTGGTGCAGAACCTCAAGGTGGTATGCAGAAAATTTTAGCTGAAGGTACAGAAGCAACTACTTCCCCATACAGCTATCTATTCCCCGCATTAGCGGCTACCCGAAGAATGGGTATGTTTGGTCAAACCATCATGCGACCTGCTGAACAACAGGTAATTGGATCTGCCGCTGAAGCTGGCGGTATTGCAGGTGAATATGCTGGTGAAAAAGCGGGTTTCCCTACTACTGGTCGAGTAGTTGGTAGTGTTGTAGGCGGTGGTGCAAGTTCATCTGCGTTAGGCGCTACTCTTAAAGCAATTCCTTTAACAAATAAAGGACTCGATATTGCTAAAAATCAATGGGATAAGGTTAAAGGAACTATTCCTGAAGATGAATTACTCAAGGATGTGGACAACCGAATCAGTAATATTTTTGTTGCCGCAGGTGCTGCCGATCCAACAATCATGGATACCATTGTTAAAGCCGCTAAAGCACAACAAAGTCTTTCCTTGAAGACTCCTGGCGGTACACCAGTACAGATGCCAATTAGCTCTTTGTTGGCAGACAATCCTGTTATTAACCAATTGATTCAAAGTCTTTCTGCTAAAGACCCTGTATTCAGGGCACAGTATGGCAATCAATTTGAGCAAGCTAAACAGGCTCTTAATGCTAGTCAGTTTCGTTTGTTTGGTGATCCATCAAAGGTTAGCGTTAACATTACTCCAATTGATTTAGCTAAATCACAGGCTCGTAGAACTAGAACCATTGATGAGCAGATTGCAGATACATACAAAGATGCCACTCTTGATCCTAATGCTTTTGGACAGCGTGTTTCTAATCTTGTTGCCGTCAAAGAGAATCAAGCATATAACAGTGTGAAACCTCTTTACAAAGAAGCGTTCGACATTGCTAAACAAAAAAATGTTGAGTTGCCTTCTAGCGCAGTAGATGACATCTATGGTTATGTTGTTGGAGAACAAGCATCTGACATCTTTAAAACCTTTCCTGATATTTACAAAAAAGTTCAATCTGCCTTTCGTCCTACTAAAGTTGAGCCAAGTACTATTCTTACCGCAGAAGGTCGTCCAATGACCGAGGGTGGAATTAAGTTTACTGCCGCTACAGTAGAGGATTTGGACTCTTTAAAGCGTGAAATCAACAAACAATTGCGTAAAACAAACGAACCCGCTGGCATTCGATTGCTCTCTGAATTAAAGGCTCGTGTTGGCGGTCATATTGATAATCTTGATCCTGACTTTGTTGCCGCTTATCGCAATGCTGATGCTTCTTACTTCCAAAAGGTTGGATTGCCATTTAACTCTGAAACTTTGAAGTCTGTAGATCGTAAGAAGTTTGTTGAACAGATTGCTCCTGCCATCATAGGCAATAAGTCCAATGTTGATGACTTTATCAAGGCTACTGGTGAAGAAGGCGTTAGAGTGGCTAGGGATGCCTTCTATGACAGCTTTAGTCGTGCGGCTTTAAAGAACGATGTACTTGATCCTAAAGCGGCTAATAAATGGCTTGCCAAGAACCAAGGTGGTATATCTTTAGTTCCAGGCTTAGAAGATGAGCTTAGGGCGGCATCAAATAATGTTACTGCCCTTATTGCAGAACGAACTCGTTTAGATTCCGCTTTTAAGAAGGTTGCTGGTGATCAAATCATAAGTTCTGGTGGGTTTAGTAGTCCACAAGATTTGGTTTCTAGGATGTACTCTGATGTAAACTTTACAAACAAGTTTATGCAACAGTATGGAGCAAATAAGGATGCTGTGAATGCAGCTCGTTCGTTTATGTTGGATGACATTGTTAAATCAGGTGATCCAATTGGACTTCTCAATGACAGAACAAAAGCCTCTGTGTTCAACAGGGTGTTTGGACCAACTTACGCTAAAAAGATTCAAGACTTTGCGTTAGTGTCTGACAGATTAAACAAAGACTTAACCAATGTTCCATTTAAGGTAGAAACAGTACCAAAGACACCTTTTGAGAGTGCTGTTGGCATTCCTCCAGAGCAAGTTATCTCAAGGTTTACCAATCCTGTTTCTGGTACTTTCTATGCCATTAGTTCTTTGATGAGTAAGTTCTGGGCTAACAAAGCGTCTGCATTAACAGAAGAAAAGTTAAAGGCTTTATTGTTAAACCCAAGTGATGCTGTAAAGGTGTTCTCAGCACTCCAACAGAAGAATGGTACTTTTGACCAAAGTAAACTTGAAGAGGCTATTCGGATTGGTAAAAAGTTTGGAATTGATTGGGGTAGAGATGCGGTTCAAGATATTGCCACTGGAGCAGCCAGAGGTGCGGCTCAGTCAATGACAGAAGAGTGATGAAAGATTGGCTGTTTACCATAGTGGTAGCAGTCAGTCTTCTTTGTTTTGTAATTTTTTGTAGTTATATTGTTTTTTTGGGCATTTCCATGATCGCCTTTTTAGTGGCGGCAACCATAGAGTACCGATGTATTAAGTGGACTTGGACTGGTGATGTTTTCAACCGAAAGGTTGTTTGCATTGAATGGAAGAAGGTGGAAAAGAATGATCCCGTTAGACCCGATAAGCGCCCTAAATAGCCTCCAAAGTGCTATTTCGATGGTTAAGAAGGCTGCGAAAGTAGCCAATGATATAGGTGGTCTTGCCCCGATGATTGGCAAGATGTTTGATGCCAAGAGCAATGCCACCAGAGCCATGGTTGAGGCTAAGAGGTCTGGTAAAGGCTCTAACATGGGTCAGGCTCTACAGATAGAGATGGCTCTAGAACAGGCTAGAGCGTTCGAGGAAGAGCTAAAGATGATCTTTATGCAGACAGGCAAGATTGATGTCTGGAACAAGATTAAAGAGCGCCAGCAACAGATGGATGTAGAGGATGCTCACATTGCTCGTCAAGCCAAAGAAGATGCTAAAAAGAAGAAAGAAGAGCAAGATGAGCAAATGGCTATTGTGCTTGGTGCATTTGTACTGATTCTCTTGTTTTTAGGAATACTGATTGGTGTTACTGAGTTCCAAGAGTATTGCGCTAAAGTAAAGTGTGGTCGATGAATGAGTATCAGAAACAATTTGATTTGTTTTGCAGAGTACTCTGTTATGGGTGCGCTGCTTGGTGGTTTCTAGGATTTCTGCAATTTTTGCCTAATGATTTATCAGACAAGATTGTCAATCTGTTGCTTGGAAAGGTTGGTTTAGGTAAATGAAAATTACCACTTATCAAGAGAACGCTAGGATGCTATGGGAGGCTCATAGAGTGATCCACCAACAGAATATGCAGAGATTGGCTGAGTTAAACCATCAAAACCAACACCAACAAAAGACCCAAGAGATCAAAACTCAATGGGTTAAGGCTTCTCAAGTGGATGTAATGGCATGAAATACTTGCTGATACTTTTACTTTTGTTGGCAGGATGTGACGATAAATACAGGTATTTTTGTCAGAATCCTGATAACTTTGTCCATGCTAACTGTCAAAAGCCTAAGTGTTTGTTCACTCAAACTTGTCCTGAATACTTGGTAGCACCAATTCTTGAGAAAAAGGTTAACGATGTCCCACCAGAAAAGACTAACAATTGAGGAAGTAGAAACCTATGTTTGGGGCTTTGTGGTCATTATGGTCACATTGATTCTCTGCTTCATTGTTGTTGCTTTGCTCTACTCAGTCACCTTTGTGACACAGCCTATCAAAAGTATGGCCCCGATTGACATGGCTTATACCAAGATGCTGAATGACATCGTTCTACTGATTGTGGGTGGCATTGGTGGTGTTATCGGTAAGAAGGGTGTAGGAAGCGCTTTAAACGCCATCCAAGGCACTCCAACGCCTCCTGTGACATCTACACCGCCTCCAGTGGTTCAAGCGCCTGTAGCCTCTACATGGTCTCCAACGACTCCTAACTGGTTGAACTTTAAGAATCCTGATTTGGATGAGTCTTGGACTCCACCGCCTCCTCCTACTACTCCACCTGATTTGCTAGAAGATGACCATGAGCGTGAGCATTTGGCAATGGCTAGAAAAGAGGTTGGATAATGTTTGGCATACCACTTCCTTGGCTTCTGTTTGCAATAACGATAGCTTTGTTTGGCACATATAGAGGTGGTTATCACTTTGGTTGGTCAGATCGAGATAAAGAGATGCAGATTGAGATTGCCAGGAAGAATGAGGAATCTCGTCAAACTGAACAGAAACTCAATGAACAACTGAACACTACTGCAAGCAAACTTTTGGAGACTACAAATGTCGTTAATCAGAAACAATCTGCTTTGGATAATGCTATTAGGGCTGGTAGGGTGCGGATCAGCGCCCCAAGTTGTGTATACCCCACCCCAAATC